AGTATGCAACACAGGCCACCGCCAACGACCAACCAGTGGGTGATGGATATGTTGTTACCTTTGCGGACACCAGCGACCACCTAGACATCCCATCGACAACTCAGGCTGGCTGGCAAATCTGCGGAACCTCAAAAGGCACGTTTGCCTACAAGGTGAACAATACTGCGGTCACTGAACTAACAATGCTTGGCAACGCTGGGACTTATCGGGCATTCGGGGATTTGTATGGAATCATTTTGTTACCAGAGAGCGCAACTGGTCGTGACATCGAGGAAGCCCGTAAGTTGCTTATCGACCGAGGTGCGTCTGATGCTGCTTATACTGGTGGATTCGGCTCCGCGTGGTTAAATAGAACTGATATTGTTGAGTTTAAGCAAACTGAGTTTCAAGGAGCCAATAATTTATACAGAAGCTGGAAAGGCAATAGTAATCTTGTATCGTTTTCGGCTATTCAAGCTACTAACAGCTCTAGCTTTGTTGAATCATGGCAAAACTGCTCGTCACTTACGTCATTTCCGGCGGACGCAAAGCTAGGCACGGAGGCGAGTAACGTGGACTTTACGAGCGCATGGAGAGACAGTGGACTCACTTCGTTTAGCACTCCGCTTCCTACAGCGACTACCGCGAGTAACGCATGGAGAGACTGCTCATCACTTACAAGTTTTAGCGCAGAGCTTCCCTTAGCGACCTCCGTGAGTAACGCATGGCGTGGCTGCTCATCACTTGAAAGTTTTAGCTCCGCGCTTCCTTCCGTGACTGATTTGAGTAACGCATGGCAAGACTGCTCGTCACTTGAAAGTTTTAGCGAAGAGCTTCCCTTAGTGATTAACGCTTATGCCGCTTGGTATCGATGCGCTTCACTTGAAAGTTTTAGCACAGAGCTTCCTTTAGCGACTAGCACGCGTTTCGCTTGGTATCAATGCACTTCACTCACCGACTTCTCCGCAGATGTCTTCGCTAACTGGAATCCATCAAGCATCTTAAGCGGAGTGTTTAACATAGCATGGGACGGCTGCACGTCACTCACATCACAGAGCGTAGAGAACATCCTTGTCTCCATCGACGCATCCGGCAAATACGCAACGGCTACCGGAGCATCTGGTGGTTCTGCTTTGGCTGACGCTGGAATCGACATCGACTACAATGTAGCCACTGGTTCACTCAGTGCTGCTACGACTGCTGCAATCGACAGTCTCTCCGGCAAAGGCTGGCAGGTTTACATCAACGGTGAGCAGATTATCCCGAACATCCTGACGTTAGAACCCGCAGCCGCTTACAGTCTCCGCTCGTTCGACGCTGACGCTGACCCGAATGTGGTCAATGTGAGACGCTCAAGCGATGGTGCGACAAGCGACTTCACGGCATCCGAGGTTAGCGATGGGACTCTTCGTGACTGGACGTTAGGTGACACGCTAGCACTTGATGGTCAACGTATGTATTTTGATGGGGTGGATGACCACATTGATCTCGCAAGCACTCTGACTATTTCTGGTGATTTTGCAATAACAGCCGAAGTCTTATCGACAGGGTTAGCTGGACAAAATACAGTATATGGAAATGCTGGCACAAATCGCTTATTTATTGCGGCTGGAATGCCGAGTGTAAGAATTGCGTCGGTATTATATGAATTCACTGGGCTTACTTATAACCAAAATACAATTTATACTACCACGCTAACTCGCTCTGGAAGCGACTTAACATTAGAGCTAGATGATGGTTTTTCTGTGCAATCCGAAACGATCAATTCTGTTTCAACAGCAGACTTTTCGTTGGAGTCAATAGGTAGCCGTGCTGGTTCAAGTGATTTCTTTAATGGGGTAATTTCAGACATTAACTTCAATGGACAAGCCTCCTACCAAGGCTACGGCAACACAAACGCAGATTGGACTGACCAAGTTGGCTCTAACGATGCTACAGTCTACGGCACACCAGCACTCTTCAGCGGTCAAGGATTCGACGGCCACGTCACCACATGGTATGACCAGAGTTCAAACGGACGGGATAGCTCACAGTCAACCGCAAGCGCACAACCAAAAATCGTCGATGGTGGCACGTTGGTGACTGACTCAGCGAACAACCCAGCAATCATTGGTGACGGAGTCGATGACACTTTGTTCCACCCAACGCTGACTAATGAGCTAGACAGTTCGGACTTTTTGGTTACTGCTGCTTATGAAGATGATTTGGCTATGGGTATTGAAGGCGCTATCCCTAGGCTTTATATTCAAAATGGAGGGTTTTCATACAACACTTTAGGCACTGTGGACTACACTAACCAGACCGGAAGAAAAGTTTTATCCGCTCAAGTGTCAGGCAATACACAAGAAGTTTTTTCCAACGGAACAAGTTTAGGCACAGCAACTGAAACTCAGGTTGATATTGGTCAAAATATGTTTCATGTAATGCAAGGTGGTTCAGCTTTCTCAGACGGCCCTTTAATGGAAGTTGTCGTATTTGGAGATAACCAAGTTGCTAACCGCACAGGCATCGAGAATAACATCAACGACACCTACACCATCTACTAATGTATTACACATCTACAGACCGAGACACACTCGACGCTTACAACGATAAAGTAGTCGCTGGTGAAAACTACGACGGAACCACGACTGTTCGCTGGGCTGATGTTATTGAACACCACGAAGGCGGCCAGTTTGCTATGATTAAACATCCATCCTATGCACTTATCGAAGGCTTCGACGACAACGACGAGCCACATGATGCCCCTACCGTTGACTCTATCGCTGACTTCTTTCCACCACTTGAATCACTCAACTAATGACAGACGAAACCCATCGCTTCTTCCGGTTTAGCAACGAGCAATCGTATGACCAACTAACGACTGCTGGTAACACTGCGCGGTCACTCCCAGACGACAACGGGACGACACGGTGGTTGGCCTTGTGGTCTGACCTTTTCTTGGACCCAGAGACATCAACGGACAAACTCTACTGCATCAAGCGTTCGTTGATTCTCGACACTGACGACTTTGACCGCGATGGCATCGAAGAGCTGACCCTTGAGAGTTACCTTGAGCGGTTACACTGGGAGCCACCTGTCGAAGAAGACCTTGAGATGTCCGACGAACTTGATGGCATACTTGAATTTGTAGAACCTTAATAATGGACGAAGAACAACCACTCACAGAAATAGAGCAGTCGAGAGCCGATACCGGCTTTCGGTATTATGTCGTGCAACCGGACATCTATACCGCTCTCGTAGCTGGAGTGGACCAGACTCGTGGTTACCCAAACAAGCAAGGCACGACTTTAACCGGATTGCCTCCGGTTGAGCAGCTCGCTGACGCTACCGACGGTTCCGGTAAGCTCATCGCGATTGATTGCTGGCGGTTCACTGAATCCGATGACCAGATGCTGGAAGGCCCGATTAATGCTGGATCAGTTGAAGAACTCACTCATCAGACCTTCTTATCTATAAAACCTCAACCTACCGAAGAACTGTAATGTTTCAACACCTCACGCACCCTGTATCCGGTATCGTTGGATCCGCAATCGCGTTCATGTCAACTTTGCCAGAGGATCTCGACATGGGCATCAAACTCATCTCGACTTTTCTCGGCTTGATTATTGCCGTCCTGTCTGCTATTACCGCTATTGAAAACTTCCGTAATCGAAAGAAATGATTAACTACATCCTAGAAAACAAAGAAGAACTTTTCGGAGTTGTCACCGCCATCATTGCAGCCGCGTCAGCTATTGCCGCCCTTACCCCCACACCGAAGGATGATACCATTATCGGTAAGGCTTATAAGGTGATCGACTGGCTCGCTCTCAACGTGTTCAACGCGAAGAAGTGATCAAGCTGCTCACCGAGCTGATCAAAGCATACGTTGCTATGCTTAACTGGAAAAGAAGACGCTACATTTATGAACTGGAAGACCAAATCGACGATCTCGCTGCTGACGGTTCTCCTACTGCCAAGCTGCGGATCGAGCGTCTTTCAAAACGACTCCGATTTGAACAGAAGCTCGCTCTACGATCCTCCGACAATAACTCTGGTTGACGGGCAGGTCTACCATTTTAAGGAAGGCCAGTTGGGAGGCAGAGGCCAGAAATTCCACAGTGACTACAGCTACCGTCGCGCAATCATCATAGGGAAATGAGTAGATTACTAGATAAGATACTTGAGCTAATCGCTACCTTCAAAGCATCGCGAAAGGCCGCAAAACGTAAACCGAAGAAGATCGGGAAGGTCGCTATCTGCATTGGACACAGCCGTATCGGTGACAAAGGCGCACGGTCTGTTGGTGGTATCAGCGAGTGGATCTACAACTCAGAGGTCGCTACTCTACTTGCGAAACAGCTCAAGCAACGTGGCATTGCTTCCGCCATTATCGACGACTATCCATGTGAGTCCTACAGCGGCGCGATGAGCTGGTTGTCCAAAGAGGTTGACAAAATCAACGCAGACGTAGCCATCGAGCTACACTTTAACAGTTTCTCATCGTCTTCGGCGGAAGGCTACGAATACCTTTACTACGCACACAGCGCGGAAGGTAAGAGACTGGCCCTTTGCATCCATAAGGCGCACCAATCTAAGTCCGTTGCTCAGAAAGATCGCGGGGTGAAACCAATTGAGCGTAAAGATCGCGGCGGACATTTTGTGACTATGGTAAAACCACCCGCTGTTATCTGCGAACCTTTCTTCGGCAGCAGCCCGAAAGAGTGGGTATTGCTCGGTCAGAAACCCGCAGTTGTCGCGGATATCTACGCGACTGGAATCTTCAATTACTTTAAATAATGAGAAACTACCGCAAAGAATACGACGACTACCACAAGAAGCCGGAGCAGAAAAAGAATCGGGCTAGTCGGAATGGTGCGCGTCGCCGCATGCGGAAGATCTTAGGTAAGAAGGCCATCGATGGCAAAGACATTGACCACAAGGACGGTAACCCAAAGAACAACTCCAGAAAAAACCTACGAGTCCTAAGCAAGAGAGCAAACAGATCGAAGAAGTGAAAGCACTAAAGTCGGTCATGGTCGCTGGTCAGCGAATCAAAATTAAAACGACTGAACTTGATGATTCTTACGGACAATACGTTCACGACAGACGGACTATTTACCTAAACATAAACCTACCGGAAAAAGAAATACTGCCCACACTCAGACATGAAATGCTGCACGCCTCCTTCCACATCGCCGGAATATCTTTCTGCGAGAACTTCGAGGAAGAAGCGTGTGTTCGTTGCATTGATGAAGTCTTCTTTCCAGCCTACGAACGGATCCTTAAACGCTTAAAATGAAAGATTTTAAACCACACACAATGTATGACAAGACAGGTAAAGGCTACAAGGCTAACACCTACGAGCAGCATCTTGCCATGAAAAAGAAAGGCTACAGCCATATGAAGCCAACAACCAATAAGCGGGTTAATAAGATTACCCGCAAAAAATCTAAATATTAATGCCAAAGAAAAAGTCTAAGTCTCGCGTCAACGAAGCTGGAACCTACACGAAGCCAGCTCTTCGTAAGCGTTTGTTCAAAGAGATCAAGGCTGGAACCAAAGGTGGTAGAGCTGGCCAATGGTCAGCACGCAAGGCGCAGCTACTTGCGGCACGCTACAAGAAAGCTGGAGGAGGGTATAGGAGGGGTAAGAAAGCCCCACAGAGATCCCTCAATAAATGGACTCGCGAAAAGTGGGGGACCAAGTCCGGTAAGCCGTCTTTGAAGACAGGCGAGCGGTATTTGCCGAAGGCTGCGCGTGAAGCTTTGACTGACGAAGAATACGCACGCACCAGCCGCAAGAAGCGCAAAGGCATGCGTGCTGGCAAACAATTCGTCAAGCAGCCAAAGAAGATTGCAGAGAAGACCGCTAAGTATCGGTCTAAGAAGCGTCTTCTAAAATCAGCGCGTAAGCGCAAATCATGAGTCGATTCATACTTTACAAACCAACGCCGGAAGACGTCGCCGAAGCATACCGAAGATCTGAAAAACTCGGGCGTCTTACTACCTCATTTACTAAAGGTAGAGGTAACATGACGGGCTTCTTAGGTGAGGTCGCATTCGAGAAAACTTACCCTCAGTTTGATTATGTAGGCGGTAATTCATTTACTCACGACTACGAACTCGACGGTCTGACGGTTGACGTCAAAGCGAAGCGTTGCACATCGAGACCGATGTTGAATTATAATGCTTCGGTCGTCGAAACAAAGTTCAGCAAGTTTCAGGCTGACGTTTACTTCTTCATGCGCGTCCACGAGAACTTGCAAAAGGTTTGGCTCTGCGGTTGGTGTCCCAAGAAGACCATCATCCACAAGAATAGATTCGCGAAGAAGGGCGACGTAGATGCTGACGGATTCCGGTTCAAGGCTGATGGATACAACATCGAGATTAAGAAGACCCGTCGGCCAGATTCATTTCAACCGTTCGTTGTCAGGCGGTAGCTCTTCATCCGGTTTCTGCGGCTTGAAGTAATGGATATGACCAGTCTTATCGAAGACTGGCCTTATCCCGTTAGGAGCAACTAGCTCCACGAATTCGCACAGGGGTGCGTCCATGTATATGTCTATAATGGACGGATCACCCCCAATGCTCTCAATAGCTTCGCGGAGAGCTATCCAGAACTCACCGCAGAGTTCCTGTCTCCTGATCTTCAGATCTTGGTTGGTCATCCGGTCTGTAACCTATATCGTATTTCTCGCCGAGGTCAATGCTCCATAACTTACCACCACCTTGACCTTCTGAGGTGATCGGGCGGATCTTCTTATTGACCCGACTCGCTTCCTCCAGCGTGACCATGCCACGTCGGCAGAACTCCAGATTACGTGATGACCCAACATCACGACCGTTGTTAAGGTCGTGAATCATAACCTGAAACTCAGTCAGTGTTCCGCTCCACATCTCCATTTCAGGATAGACTTCACGGCACCGCTTGGAGAAGAACTCAACCAGTTCGGCAATCGAACTACGGCTACTGTTGTCGTAGGCTGCATCCGCAATGGTGGGATCGATGTAAGAAGCTACACCGAATCGACCGACATCACGCACGCCTTCCGGCATTTGCCAATCCAACAGGAACCGACCAAAGAACGGAAGCTCGTCTCGGAGGATAGCCTCTACCTCTGCGTTTGGTGGGAACTTCTTGGTAGACTTCTCGCTGATGAGCAGGGCCATGAGCTTATCACGGTTGCTGGTATCGAGCGAAGGGATGACTGACAAAGAGTTCGCGTCCATGTTCAATGACATCGTGACTCGACCCGTCCAAGGGATCGACAAAGCGTCAGCGTATTTGGCCATATACTCGACTCGCGGATTAGCTACCGCTCTCTTGAGTAGTTCGGTGGCGCGTCTCTGATCCTGAAAGCTAGCTGCTGAGGTAGTATCGTCAATGACCCAAGACGCTACCTTACCTAAGTCTTTGTTGAACTTGGTCTGACCAGACAAGTAGTCAGACGCATCAGCAAAACCCCCTACAAGGTCGCTAATGACTTTATTACTCAACAACGACTTGCCGCGACCTGTCGGCCCGACCAGCAGCAAAGCTTGTCCCTGCAATGGGACTTTATTCAAGACCGCAGAGTAGAACCTCTGCATCCATGCATAAAAGTAGTCTAAGGCTGAATACTCAGAGCTATTTACGAACAACTGATTCAACCATTTATGTAGGAAAGGCCACTTAGACGGGTCTCCATCAGAATCCGGCTCGACTGCCTCTAGTGTAGCGCAGTTGAGGATACGGGTAGAGTTGTAGGTGACGATACGATCCGGTGAGAACACAACAGGCGCGATCTCGTCAATCCGGTTGTTGTTACTAATCACGAGAACTGCGGACTCTACTTCGCTAATCCCTTTACCCTTTTTGACTCTGGTCGAGAAGCCTGCCTGCCTAAGCTCCAGAAGAAGTTGATCCTTCGGGATCGAAACCGCTTTATCGTGCTGAAGTTTGAAGAAGCTTCTACCATTGAACCAGTATTCATCGAGTAGGCCGGAGAGCTTCTTTGTTTCGTAGTCCTTGACGAAGGAACTCCCGAAGATGTCCGACCAGCTCATGAACCCTTTACCAGCTCGATCACTGTAACAGACAATACCGTCCTCTACGACCTGACAACCATCACGGTCGATGCCGTCGTCAATCCAGAACAATGGTCCTCTGGCCCCGACTTCAAAATCACCGAACCAGCGATTAGGGAATCGGGATTCAACTTCAGATGCAATGACATCGATAGGGATGTTGACCTCAGAAGATTCAGGTGGTTTGGAGGTAACAGCCTTTGTCAGAGCAGTATGGACAATGTCCGTTGAAACTTTGCCGTTAGTTTGCTGCCATTCTTCACCCAACTCAAAATACTGATTGGGTCTCAGTGAAGTCGAATCGAATCCGGCGAACAACTTGTCTATCCTAAGTGTCCGGTTGAGGTTATGGATAAACGAGTCAAACATCGAAGGGTCGATTGGGACTGCCTCATCAAACTCCCAAACCAACCGTAAATAACCGCTGTAGGTCTTAGAGGCCCATGTTGGTTTTATGGTAGCCTTGCAACTTACCTCAAGATCATTGTCGAATGAACCCCAATCTATAGGGGCATCGTAGTCTGCGACAACTCCGTAGACCTTATGGACAGGGTTGTCGTTGCTGATTCTCTTCGACGGCGCACGGCCCTCAAAGGTGGAATAGAAGACGTGATTGGTGTTTGGGTTACTACACCATTCCCTGTAGTCCGCTTTCGATTTAAATGAGGGTTTCTTTGTAGGGAGCTTACTCAGGTCTTCTGTCTTCGTCGTCTTAGTATCGCGCAGGTTACGCAAATATCTGTAGGTCATTATTTTTGGTATTTGGTTAAGATTTCACCCTCTGCATCCAGAGGAATGTCGGGAATCCACTCCGGCGGAGTAGACATGATTTTGATTATTTTTTGAAGGATTTCTTCGGCTTTATCCTCATCACATTCGCAGATGACTTCATCGTGAACGTGGAAGATAATATCTATGCCTGCCTTGTCGATCTCTAGCATCATGTGGCTAAAGATGTCACGGGCCAGAGCTTGTGACATATTCTCCGCTAAAACGCCACCCCAAAGATTCATTTTCCTCAGTTGTCCGTTTCTATTGATTCGGCATAGGTAGTTAGAGCGGCCCCTGTTCAGTATCTTTTCAAGTTTCGAGTAGGTCAGGGTCCGGCCAGAGGGGAGTTTGAGTTTGAGAACTCTTTTGTCCATCGCCCCTTTGACCCTATGATCCAAGTTATTCCAGAATCTAGGAACTTTATGGAGACGCTCACGATACAGATCGACGGCTTCTTCCGCCTCTTCGAGAGGCATGCCATACAACTCAGCAAAACGCTTCGCACCCGCACCGTATCCGCAGCCAAGAACGAGGGCCTTGACTTTGTGCCGGAGCTTCGCGTCCTCCTTTTTCAGAACTCCTTGTTCCTTTGTCCACAAGCCAAACTGGATTGCAAACGCTTCGTAGATATCGTCAGACGCTTGGATCGCGTCCATTGTTGCCCTGTCTTTCGACAGCCAGCAAAGGGTGCGGACCTCAATCTGCGAGAGATCGACTACAACCAGTTTCCTGCCTTTGGGGGCAGTAATCAGGTTACGCATGTTCACGCCGAACATCTCGTCTCTGGGCAAGTTCTGGAGGTTCAGGTTGCCACCACTACCGCTAAAGCGTCCGGTGTGTCCTCCGAAATACATGATACCACCATAGTATCGGTTGTCCGGCATCGTCGCATACTCGAAGCTATCGAGCTTCTTCTTAATCGCATTCACGCGACGCCAGTTTGTGACTGACTCAATCCATTTGTATTTATGCCCATTGGCCTTGATCCACCGCTGGGCATCTACATCAGTCTTAGCCAGCGAGGCAGGTGGCTCAATCCCCATCTTGATACACTCCTCGTCGAAAGCCTTTCGACTTAGGAGAGGCTTTTCGTCTCCCCACGGAATCGCTTTCTCCGTCTCGAAAAGGAGGGCGTTGATGGTCTCCTTACTCTTGCGGAGAGCGTCAGTATCAATCGGGATTCCCCGTTGCACAATACGGCGATTCAGGACACTGATGTCCCGCTCGAACTGGGACCACTTGGACTCGTAGGCTTTCCAAAGACGAAGACAGAGAACGGAGTCCTTGATGGCATACTCTTCTACCTCTCTTTTAAAATCTTCGCTCATACCGTCCCACGTCTTGCCGGACATGTTGTCACGAGTGGATTTGGAGATCTCCAGATCGAAGGCTACCGCAGTGGAGTTCTTCAATGATCTAGGCAACCCGCAAGCAGCCGCCATGTCGGCGGTGCAGTGCCACTCGGCAGGCTCTACCTTCGGCCACCAGCCTTTAGTCACGCCGTAAAGATAAAGCGTTTCGTCAAAACTGGCGTTATGGCTCAGGACCGTTTGCCCTTCCAGTAGTTGCCAGTCAAAATCTTTAGGGTGGCCGACCCACTCTAAACCGTCGTCCCCTACAACGCTAACCATGTATGCGTCGAAGGAGTGGTGGGAGAAGTATCCCAACGGACCTAACTTCTTGATGCTGCAATCGCGGTCATAGTAGGTCTCAAAATCTAATGCGTATATTATCATATTATTTGGTCTCTAGGCAAAGAAAGACCCACTCCGGCAGAGACATAAACCGGAGTGGGCCTGTGCTATGCTTATTCCTCTTCGCCGAAATCGAACTCAAGCGGATCGTGAGTATCGATTACGTGCTTTAGGGCTGCCCTGACAGCCCGAAGCTTTTCGAGGTTTTGGCTAATTTGGTCGAACTGCCCTTCAACGTCGGCAACCATATTGTCGAGCATTTCAACTTCGTCTTTCAGAGCGTCAATCTTCAATTCTTCAGACATGACTACGCGCTCAGAAAGTTGTTTACAAAAGAGGCAACACTGTCATCCACCGTTTCTACGGTAGCGGTCAGAGTTGGGTTAAACCAAGTGTATTTACCTTTGGTCAGTTCCTCCGAAGTAAAGTTCCAGATCTTGTTGTGGATCGCCTGTCCGGTAAGAGCAGCATTCGTTGCCAAACGCTTGTAGGTCGAACGATAGGCGTTCTTCCCTACATTGATCTTACCCAACGCATAGGTGTGGTCACCAATAGGCAACTGGTATGCGTCAACATCAGATGACTCTTCGGGCTGCTGGATCAACAAGGTCAACTCAGCGAACTCGGTCATCTCCCAATCAGATTCCTCTCCGATTGCGTTAGCTTGCTCTTTAGACCAAGCGATGCGTGGGATGTCCTCCTCATCGAAGGGGATGTTCTCCCGCCAGCCCTTTTGAGCTACGACAGGAATCACCTTAAGGGGTTGGTTCGGTGGGGCGAGTTCGTAGGTCTTATCGAACAAGATAGACCCAACGGGGGCTTCCGACTCAGACATCTTCTGACAGATGTTGATTCGTGGAATCTCAATATCTTCGATATCAAGTTCGATTCCAGTTACGTTAGTGGAGAGACCAGTGTTAGCTTCGGTCTCTGCGATTTCGGTTTTGGTATTAGCCATATTTTCTATTCTGTTTTTGGTTTACTGACTCGCGACACTGTGCCGCTCGTCTGATGTTTCGATGATTCCCGCGTTCTCGCAGTCGTCATAGAAGTCTTGTTGTTTGCTCCGGTCTACCTTTTTGGAGACCTTGGCGAGGGGGAAATTAACTTGATCCAGCAAAGTGTCCAGATCAATTCCGTAATTTTCTGCGATTTTTACAAAAGCCGCGTTATCGGAGATCTTTCGGGTCCGCCCCATCGACCGTAACTTCAGGCCGTCAAGCTTCTCCCCATCCTTCAGGGCATCAAGCGTTTTACGTTTGATCGACGCTGCCCAGTTCTCAACGATCTTCGCGATGTTGAAAAGCTCCGAGAGTCGGGCCGGATCGTCAACGTCGGTAGGATCGATGTCCGGTAACGTAGTATCCAGTTTCTTGGCTACGTTGATAACGAGACCACCCAACGCAGGACACACCTCTTCGTGTTTGCAGAATCGGCAATACTGAGTCGGGGTGCATTCATTAAGTTCGGGTGTGCCGTCCTGCCATTTCGGGCGGATCTCTTCACCAGCTTTGATCACTCGACTGAGGTCTTCGACAAGCGTCGGCAGGTCTTCGCGTTTGAAAACGTGAGATAGGGTCGCGTTGTGCTGCGGCACGTAGAACGCAAAGACGATCTCTTCGATGTCAGGATACTTCTGGAATGCTCCGGTCGTGTAAGCTTTGGCCTGCCAGTTCTTCTCCGGCGGATCAATGATCGAGATGCCTGTTTTGTAATCGGCCATGACGGCGCGATCTCCGCCTTTGAGAATCAGGAATCGGTCACAGGTTCCCCATGTCTCAGTGCCATCTAAAGCGACCTCAACTTGGATCTCGTTAAGCTCTTCCTCGATCTCGTCGAAGTTCGTCATGAAGTCCTGCTCCATCTTAACGATCTGCTCGTAGATCTCATGCTCCTCCTCAGTATGGAGGGCAGAAGGATCGAAGACTTCAAGAGCCTCGTGGATTCGAGTCCCCATTTCGGCTGCTGCGGATGTTCCATCACGGCCCTGATAAGCAGCGCAAGCGGCTACATACTTTAGGCTAGATGGAGAAAACTCCGCGTGGCCTCTATCGCTATGGTTGGGTTGTTCGTTCATTATTTTCAAAAGCTAATTCAGGATGTAAGTCGTTTAGTTGGTCTTGATCAAGTCCGTATCCTTTGCCGTAACCTAAATCAATAAGGTTCTCTTCCTTAATCAATTCTTCTTTGTATGCCCAGCCGACAAATTTCACGCAACGGTTTTTGACAATAGCGAGAACATAGACATCGATGTCTGGGTTGACTTTGCGAGTAGATAGCAGCATGCCGTCTGAGTGTCGCGTCGATTTAACATCGTAATTTAATCCGTTGAAGTTACCGTCTGCGCTACCGCTTCTCGGCTTCAGACCTAAATCTGGAAAGGTATTGAATGCTTTCGCAAAGGCATACTCAGCTTTCATGCCCATCACGTCAGCGTCTGCACCATCTTGGTTTCCTATTTTCGCGTCTTTTACACGAGAACTTCTAGCGATCAAGGACCGTAATCTCCCTAATGTTTCGCAGACGGTTATCTCGTCCGGCTCTAATACTATTTTTAGAGCCGGACCTATAACTGGTTTATATTTAAGAGCCATTGGATTTGGCGGTCATTCCGTTTATCCGCTTCACCTCACGTTGGAGGCGGTCGCGTTTCTTGAGTGTGCGCTCAACTTTGTTGTTCAACATGAAGATCTCATCCTCAAGTAGCTTGAGTCTGACCTTCTCTGCCTCTGATAAGTATTTAGTGTTGGTGTTCATTTTGTTGTTTTCTGAATTTACTAATAATGCTGTTTATCGCGTCACGGCCAAGGTTGAACGAACGCGCTATCAAATCTCTCGAATATCCCAAATCGGCTAGCTCAGTGATTACACGATGCCTAATGTGAGAGGATTGCATTCTGGTTTGGATGGTCCTACCTTTTGGGCCGCCCTCATCAAAACGGCTCATTATCCATTTAGGTGGTAGGCCATACTGCTCTGAATATTTTTTGATAAGCCTTGTCGCATCAATGACAATCGCTTCCTGCATCATTTTCGAGTTCTCTTTTATCTCTATGTTTTCCATGATTATTTGATTTCTAGCTGCTTAATATTGTAGAGGATGTTCTCAACAATCTTCTTTATCTCTGGCTCAATGTTGATCTTTTTCTCAACTGATTGAACTGCGTGAGCTACGCTGCTGTGGGATACGTATCCGAAGTAGTCAGCTAGGATCTGTTGCTGTATCCCGTAGAATTTTCTAAGGATACCGACCGCTATCGATCTCGGAATTGAATATCGTGATGCCCTAGACTTCTTAAATAGGTCTCCCTCTTCAACGGAAAATTCTCCCGCCACGAGTGAGACTACTTTATCAATAATGGTCTGCTTATAATTAGTTAGTCCGGCTATTTTGTTCATTGGTGTAAGGTGTTGAGGTTTGAAGTTTTCTCTTCGATTACGCGCATGACATGCTCTTCGATAGAGCCGTCAGCGACTAAGATCTTCTGGATAGCGTCGCTCTTCGCACCGTTACGGTGGATACGGCCTAACGCCTGTAAATGATCTTTCACGTTAAAGGTCGGTGAGATCAACGAGATCCGTTGGCGGTTACCGTTGATGTCATGCAGCGAGATTCCGGTTCCGCCAGCCGCGATGTTGACGACAATGACGTTCTGCTTGTCTGCCTGAAAATCGTCAATGATCTGCTGACGCTCCTCTGCCGTCTGTCCACCGACAATAGCAGGGCAATCGAGCAGACCCGATAAGACCTCAGCGGTATCGGAGAAGTTCACGAACATGACGACGCTGTTGCCTTGTTCGATATAGTCCTTAGCCATGTCCGCCATGTCTTTCGCTTTCAGCGATTCAGCGAGCTGTCTTGCACGTAGCAGATTTACAAGGACCCACTCGCTGTCGTCCACCGATCCGGTGAGTAGGTAATCCTCGATGATCTCCGGCGTGATGCCGAGTTTCTCATACGCCTTCGCGATTTTTGACGCAGAGGTAAAGGCTACAGGCTCCACGAATACACGATTCGCTTTAAAGGAATCAGGGAAGTCATCGACCGTCAGGCGTTTGACGTTCTTGCTATACATGACCTTATTGAGGTCACTGAGCTTTGACTTACGGAGTATCTCCCACGCGCCCCATTCATTCTGGCTACAACCATACTGCATCATCCAGCCATACCAACTCTTGAGGCCGTCTTCAGACTTGTTCAGGTTGTGAAGACCCAACGCGAACCCGATTGGCCGCATCTCTGTCGGGTCTTCGGCGGCAGTCGCGGACATTGCGTGGACGGAGTAGCCTTGAGCTACGAGCGAAACCAGCAGTTGAGCATTCTGGGTATATGGCCCTTTGCATTTGTGGACCTCATCCACGAGCATAAGTGTGTTTTCCGGCAAGTCCCACCTCATGATCTTCTTGCCGCGCTTAGACATAAAGTCTGTCCGGCCAGTCCTGATCTTCTCGTAGTTCAGGA